ATCGCCCCAAGTATTAGCTTGATCCGGGATAACAGGCCAAAGATTAGCGTCTACCCCGTCGATGCTCCAGACGTTTTCAAGCGTGACTTGACCAATAACACCACTAGCAGTGAGCCCAACAGGACGCAAGTAATTGTTGCTGACCAGACGAATCGTGCCGAGAGCCATTGTCCCAACAACGCCAGTCACCCTCGCAACAACTAAAATCCTGACTGTCCCGGTCTGTCCTGTAGCCTGGACGCCAGTAACAGGCACATTTGCAGCCGCCTTAACAACAACTGTCCCGACAGCGCCAGTCGCCTGAACACCATTCAGCAGAACCGTAGCTTTGCCGACTACCGAGACAGTCCCAACAGATCCAATCGCTTGGACGCCAGTAACAATGGCTTTTGCGCTGGCCTTGGCAACAACAGTACCTAGTTCAGTCGTCGCAACAACACCAGTTACCGGCAGATAATTGTTCGTTTGAACAAATACCGTTCCGACCGATCCTGTAACCGACACGCCTGTCGGTAGAACTGTAGCGTTAGCTTTTACCGTGACTGTGCCACCAGAAACCGTCGCTGATACGCCTATAAGCGCAACAACGGCTTTTGCTGAAACAGTAACCGTCCCAACCTGACCAACTGCCTGAACACCAGTAACAACCGCTTTTGCCGCTGCCGCAACCGTTACAGTGCCAGTTGAAGCTGTAGCGGATACGTTTGTAACGGTGAAGCGGGTTCCAACGAATACTGTTACCGTTCCAAGGTTTGCTGTTGCCTGCACTCCAGTAAGAGCAACATTTACCTTGCCTACAACCGTGACGCTTCCGGTCGCTGTTGTTGCCTGAACTCCAGTAACATGAGCCGTTGCAGCAGCCTTTACAACAACAGTCTGGGTTTCGCCTGTTGCAAATACGCCAGTGACAGGTACAACTGCTTTGCCGACAATGACAACAGTTCCGGTCTGCCCGGATGCTTGTACTCCTGTCAACGATACAACAGCTTTTGCAACAACGACAACGGTTCCAGTTTGCCCTGACGCCGATACTCCAGTTACAGGAACAATTGCATTTGTGCTTTTGGTTAGCTCAATCGGCTGACCTATCGTTACATAAGAGCCACTATCAGCCGATAATGCTCGATCTCTGTTTATCGTTAGGGTGTTGCCGGATATTGAGTAACTGCCGTTATTTACTGATAGCGATCTATCTCTAGCAATTGTTGCTGTCTGACCGCTAACCGCATAGGTGCCGTTGTTAACAGTTAGCGCTCGATTGCGGCTAAGCGTAACGGTCTGGCCTGTGACGCTATAACTGCCATTGTTAGCTGTTAACGCCCGATTGCGGTTGAGCGTAGCCGTCTGGCCTGTGACGCTGTAAGTACCGTTAGACGCGGTGATGTTTCGTGTAGTGTCATAGGTGATGATAATGATGCCTTGAGCACCATTACCACCGTTGCCTGTTGCGGTTACACCGCTGCCACCACCGCCGCCGCCACCGCCATAATTACCCGCCGATGCGCCCGCGCCGCCCGAAGCACCTGTGTTGTTCGTACCGCCGCCACCACCGCCACCGCCGCCAGAGCCAGCCGTACCTCCTGCCGTTACGGTGTATTCCGTACCCGCACCACCCGCCCCGCCGGTGTACGCTGTAGCAGCGTTAAGATTTCGGCCCGAGCCGCCACCGCCGCCACCGCCGTTTGTCCCTGCGTTTCCGTTAGCTCCATTACCGCCGGTGCCCCCCGCAGCGCCGGAATACGTTAGGCCGCCGTTACCGCCAACTATGGATGTGGCGGCTGATCCATTACCTCCGGTGCCACCGCCGCCCCCACCACCGCCGTCAGCCGCCTCTTGACCTGATCCTCCGGTTCCTCCAGCAGCGTTGTTGTCAGCCGCAGAACCGCCCCCGGCACCGCCTTTACCAAGCGCTGCCGTTGCAATGGCTCCACCGTTACCGCCAGAAAATTTTATCGTGCCAACTGAAGTAGTTGACGACCCGCCTTGGCCTGTGCCCGTCGCGTTAGAGCCGCCGCCGGTGCCAGCTTTGGCAAGCGCACCGTCCGCAGTTGTGGTCGGCGCAGCATTGGAAGTTTTGTTTAACCAGGTGTCGCCGCCTGCGGTGCCGTCTGTGTTGTTGGCTGCACCGCCCGTACCGCCCGCGCCGATGTTGATAAACACCGTTGCGCCGCGAGTAAGCCCAAGGTTAGAGACAGAAGCGTAAGCACCGCCGCCACCGCCGCCGGCTGATGACTGACCGCCTGAGTTATTTGCGGTTGGTCTGCGGCCCCCGCCGCCGCCGCCAATTACTCGAATAATGCTGCCATCGTCTACCCAATCCGAGGGTACAGTCCAAGTTGTCCCAGACGTCAGGACAATGGTTTTGATAGCCATTATTCGCCCTCAACAGGCGGTGCAGGATTTATAAACGACCCTTGGTCATACACCCATCCAACATTGCATTGGATGTCATCAATACCTACTAAAAAGCATTCAACCGGCGGCAGGTCGTCTAACGAATCAACAATGATGATGTTGACAACAATGTTGTCTGCGTTGACAACCGCCGCTCGCATAAAAATCACCCATTAGGTCGCTTGGAACACGCCGTTAGTACCATCCAGCGTCACGGTAACCGTCTCACCCGCGGCAACCGTCTGGCTTGAACCGTAGTCCCAATAAGCCACGTTGGTGCTGGTCGTAGAATCTACCAGCACCGCGTACTGGAACGAAAAGCCAGCCCCCGTAGCCGTCCAGGCTGTTGGGCTTGCCAGCACCAGCTTAAACGTGCCGCCAGACTGCGACGAGGACGTCGTGGTCGCTGCGTTGCCGCCAGTCGTGTAACCGTTACCGTTAGCGACTTCGGTAATAGTGCCTGCGGCTGCGTTGACTGCCGTAGCCAGCTTGATCACCCAAGAATCTGAGCCTGCATTGATACCTTCAAACAGGTTCTCAATGGCTGGCTGAAATTTGACATACGATGCGGTGGGCATGATTAAGCAATCCTGATGATAGCGTTAGTGGCATCGTTAGTCGGGAATTGAACGACAAAATCACCGTTAGTGCTGGTCTTGTCAGCACCAAAATCCAGCACAGCAATTGCTTTGTTTGACTTGCTGCTGTTGTAAATCAATGCGCCTCGTGCCGTAAAACTAGCGCTAGACCACGTTGAGTCAGAGAAGTCACAGAAAGCTGTCGTTCCGCTGGACGAAATCGTTGCACCCGACAACGTATTGCCGCCAGTCGTATAGCCATTCCCACTTGCGACTTCGTTTGTCGAACTGTAAGCAGTCGTTGCAGCATCTAGTGATGCAGATGACGTATACAAGGCAATCTTGATGACGTCGGTATCCAGATCGTGCGTACCTCCAAGGATTTCAGCCTTGAAACTGGTACACATTGCTTGAGTGATAGCCATTTTTTACCTTCTTGCAACAGTCATTGCCATAGGAGTAGCACTATACTGGCCTCGATCATCTGCCACTTTCAGCGCATTAAGCCCTCTGTCATACAACGATGCCCAAACAGCAATTCTGGCATCGTTCATCAAATACGGCTCTGCTTCGCTTAGAGACGCATACAACAGAAGATCAGGAACATTATCGGTAAACAGATTCGTTGTATTCGCATCGCTCAAGAACGTAGGAGCGTAAAAATACAACATTTGAACGGTGTATGAACTATCAGGGATAGGAGCGAACTGTAGTTCTTCACCAATAATCGTATAGTTTACAGGCTCTCCTGATTCCGTTGCCCTAGCGTTCCGATGGAACATGGCAGGAGATAGGAAGTTGACGATCTGATCCGGGTTATCCTGGATGAAGATGTCTCGCAACTCTAGGAAGTCGCTCGGCAAGCCAACAGTCGAATCGCCGCTTGTCGTTGCTGTCGTGGCATTCTTCAACATCTGACGGATGCGAAGTTCTCGCCTCAGACGGATCTCTGCCAACCGGATAAAGTCAGGGATCTGGCTCGTCAGATCTGACCTAGCCAGATAACTAGCGATTGCGCTTTTTAGATCGCTGTAGTTTGCTAGGGCCATAGTTCACATCATCCCAGCCGAAGGTCTTTGTTCCAATGTGCCCAATGTGCAGCGATAGATCGTGGTCAACAAATACAGGAATATCCTGTTCCATCGCCTTGACGCAGAATGCTACATCCTCGCCAATTACATTGCCGTGATCCGTCCAGATAACATCAAACCACGGCTTAGGGATCTTTTCAAACACTTCCTTGCGAATAAGTGTAACACCGAACCCAACAGCAGTCACCTGCTCGATGCCAACCTTACCGCGGCTCTCAATCTTCGTCCAAACCTGCCGTACATTACCTTCCTGCTTCATCTTATCCAAGTGAAGATTCATCGCAGTCGGGACAACAGGCTCTCTCCTGGTCGTAGCGTTCACACCGATAATCGGGACATCACGCGACAACAGGACGTTCAGAGCGTCAGCAGGGAAACGCATATCGCTGTCAATGTACAGGATGGCATCAGCACCCCATTCCAGCGCTTCTTCTGCCAGTTTCTCTCGCTGAGTAAAGATCAGCGTCCCAGGCATCTGTAGCAACTGCAATTCGCCGTCTCGGTTCTGAGCGTCGAACGCAGTGAGCCTAGCCATATCAAAAGCGAAACCAGACATGACCGTATCACGGCATGGCACACACACAGCAACCTTCATACGCGTCCCGGATGAGTACGGAAAAACCGATTGTCAGGATGGTTGAGCCACGCTTTCATGCGCTT